TTTGCTATAAATTTAGCACTTTTACCTCTGTTTTGGAGATCTAGAGTTGTATCACTTGTACCGTAACCAATACCACCGTCAAGAATACTTACACCAGTGATTTTACCACCAGATACAATAGGTTTGATGTCTGCAAAGCTACCAGTAGGACTAAAGATGAGAATATCGGAGTCTTCGCGGTATCCTTTACCAGAAGCCAGTATTTGAACGTCTACAATCGATCCACCAATGATAATTGGTTTCAATAAAGCATTAAAGACGACAGTGGATATACCAACATCGGGTCTTCTGTGAAAATCCATGATATTAGTACAACCATATCCAATTCCACCTTCTTCTAGGTAAACACTTTCAATACTTCCTAAAACTTTAGAATCAAGCACAGGTTTGATGATAGTTGTGCTACCAATAGCAGATAAACTTTCTACATTTACTGTTATAGGCGGATATTTGATTGTGTGTTTACCATTTCCAAATCCACTAATTACAACTGTTTTATTTTTATTATAATTCGTTAAATCTCTTTGAGATGAAACTCCAACATCACATAACTTAAATCTATTGCTATCAATCTCCTTGATAGCGTACTGTGTGGTTGTAGAAAGACCATTTGCAATAGTTCCATCTACAGAATACTCTACAATTTCACCATCATGGAAATTATGATTAAATGCAAGTATGTAATCATCAGATGTGCTAATACCAGACTGAGTATCACCTTCTACTGGTCGGCCTGGAACTATAACCTTCTTATTTGAATAACCAGAGCCAGGATTCTTGACATAAATCCTAGTTATCGTATTTTTAGCTTCAAGTGAGGTAAACTTATGGAAACCGAAACTTATATTTCCAATGTTAACAGTATTAATACCAGCTTTAGCATCTTCAGATGTATTATGTAACTTGATTGTCTTTTCATTGACTACACCAGCAAAGTAAGTTGATCCGTCAATGATATTAACGATAGGAGTGTTACCTCTAGAGTCATATACGATAGCTTCACCTACTTCAAAGTTATGGTTTTCTGGGAAGGTAACACTTTCATCAAATGTATCAACAGCCGTGCCATCTGCCTTGAAGTTTGCAACAATCTTACCTCTGACTAGGTTAGACTCAAGGACGGCACCAGTTCCGTTACCACCACTAACAGTAATCTTGGGTTTTTCTTGATATCCGATGCCAGGAGCAACCAATTTAACTTCTCTGAATGATCCAGATACGTTAGCATAAGCAACAGCACCACTACCTTGTGAATCGTTAATGACGAGTGGAGGTCCTGTGATGACATCATAATCTTGGCCTGGATTTGTTACTTTTATATCTGTGATGTTACCGTGGAAGATCTGTTCATCAAAAACAGTTGGTGGAAATATCTCTACACCATTTGCCAACAATCCTACAGCTCTGTTATTGACATCTCTCTTGTTCGGATCATCAAATAGATTTCTCTGTTTGTAGTTAGGATACTTTCTCAGTATTTTTTGGTTTTTGAGTGTTTTGTTTTCCCATCCTGACTTATAGATGTACTGACCAAGAGTTCCTATTCTAGCCGCAATGTACTTCTTAGCAAATACATCAGAACCACTATATGAAAGATAAAACTCAGTTTGGTTGATTACAGTTACAAAGTAAATACCAGTGCTGATACCACTATTGGTTGTATTGTCCCAATAGATCTTATCTCCAGTTACATAGTTGTGATTTAACGTACTTACAGTGGAAGCATTGGGGTCGAAGGCAGGGTCAAACGATCTGATGGTATAAGTAAACCCACCACCGAGTATTGGTGTCCCAAAACCGTCTCTGGCCTCCACTGTGTCAGTTTTTACAAATACCTTGTTGTCAGTTGCGAAGATTGGATAGTTTGGAAGACCAGATGATGTAACATAGAAGAATTCTTCGTTTTTATCTAAGTAACTGTTTTGAATACCAACTGGAAATTGATCTACACCAGCAAAGTAATCAGAGTTATGTTTAGCCTTGGTAACAGTCTTTGTAATGACTGTTGGATTTAAAGGAATTGTTGTTTGTGTTTGTACAACAATGGTATTTGCGTAAATCTTGGAAAGGTTAGTAGCATCATACTCAATGCCTTTAACTATGATAGTCGATTGATCTCCAAATTGGTTTTTGATGATTAGTTCCTCATCAATATAGAAGATAATCGAATCAAAAAGATTAATTCGGTAAGTATTGACGTTTACCTGATTGATATCAGATATATTATGACTAGATGGTATGTTATAGATCCAGTTGTTGAATTGAGGTCTATCTCCTAAGTCTCTACCAAAAGAAAGAAGCTTAAGACTATCATCAACTTGCATATTGGTAGAATCAGATGTATCTACATCATCAATTACGTTTACAAGTCTGAATTCTATTAAAGATGTTTGACCAAAACCAGCATAAGCGTATGCAAGTTTATTTTCAAGTATATCTGCACCAAAAACCAAAGAAGTACTAATACCACTAGTGTTTAAAAACTGGTTTACTGTTTTATCTGTATATGAGATAGAAAGTAGGTTATCGCCTGTTCTAGGTCTTACCAATAGTGTTCCACTTTGACCAAATCCGACTGTAGAGTCAACAACTATACTTGTCGCACCCTCAGCTGTTGCCTCCAGAGCTTTTGTTTTACCAGGCACTTCAAAAGTACCGTCAAATGATGTTGAGTCAAGAGACATCTCATAGAAATCAATATTATTGATTGGTCTATACTCAACATTGTATATTGAAGCACTCACAGTACCGATACCAGCAATATCTTGATATAAGAAGTTACCAATAGACTGTAAAGGTTCTCCCCCAAATAAGTTTTCAAGTAGAACGTGTTTAGTTTGGAAATATACGTTTGCGGAAGGTACGATTGTTTTTTCAATCGGTTTTAAAAGCTCAATATCTTCCCCATAAAGAAGTTTGAAGAGAATCTGATATGAAGAGTCAGTTCCCTTAGACATATAAAAGTCTTTTGCCCTAGTTAAAACGTTTGTGACAGATGTTCCACTTACAAAACTTCTATCCTCAAAGCCAGGTAAAAATTCTGTTTTAAATTTTGTAAAAAACTCCTGTAGGAAAAGATTACTTAAGTTAGTTACTGTTGCACCAGTTACATGTTGTTCAGCGCTAGTAATTTGAAAGTTTAAGAACTCAGCATCGTCTTCTTTTGATATTTGATCAATGCCACAGAATCCTCTTGCACAATCAAGAAAGGATGTGTCGGTTTTAGTCTTATAAGTTATTATCTCATTGTCAATCTTCAATAAACCATAGGTGGATGGCCATCCAACAGTTGATTCTACGTTTATTGTTCTCTGACCAGCAAAAACGTTATCAGTAAGAGTCGTTGATGTAGTTAGAGTCTCTGCATTGAAGGAACCTACCTTTCGATACTCAGGTAAATTGTTTGCTAGGTCAACAGTACCAGACTTATGTTCTAGTGATTCGTAATATTGATTTAAAAAGCTCGCAAAAAGAGGTGATTCCTGATTTACAAATTCTGGAATCTGAGATTCTATGACATGAGAGATTTTTACTCTTTTAATATCTGTCATTTACCTTGTGTAGATTGATTCGCTAGCGTAACTAGATGTTGTGACGTAAGAAGTAGCAGATGTATTCTCACCAGAAGATATAACATCGGGAAGTGCATCAACTGTACTGTTTGTAACGTCTAATTGTAAGTACAAGTCCTTAAGTGCAATAACGTCATTGGAATCTGGTATTGCCTCTACCTCAATTAGTCCACTTGCTAAAGTAGACCCTGATATATTTACCACATCTAAATTAATCTCTCCGTGAACGTAATCTACAGTCCCAGCATCGTTCTTTACGATCAAAGGAAGGTTATTTACAAGTTTGAAGAAGACAATTTTACCAAAACTAGTTCCAGCTGTAGGAATATCACCAAGATATATCGTTCCGTCTATACCAGTGACTGAAAATCCTGTAGAACGTATTCCATATCCATTTGGTTGATCATAAAAAGCATTTCCATAACAAAGTTCATAAGTTGCGAAAGTATTAAACTCAGGAATGAGATCTCTTCTCATTTTTACCTTCGTAATGTTAGAAGTAACACCTCTTGCAGAGGCATCAATCAATCCAACAACTTTAGAGTACTTGAATCTACCACCAAAGTCGTTAATGTCGGATGATCTGGAATATGAAGTTAAGGCTTTGGTTACAGATGTAAGTAATTCAGTTGTATCTGAAACTGAGTTACTGTTATAGTAAACAGAAGTATCTACTTCAACATAAAGATACTTAAGGTCAATAATTTCAGGCTTGATACCAGCAATAGAGTATTGTTTGAGTTGCCTAGAGATATCGTCTTTTGTGATTTGTGAAAGGAAGGAACCATTCTTAGGTTTTATGGAAATAAACACTTTTCCATACTCAGGTGGTTCTAACTCCTCCCCACCGTAGGCGGTCACAGACTCGACGTTAGGGTATACGAATGGAATTATACCAGAATAGTCACTTGCCGTTACTGCACGGTATTGCGAGGAGTATATACGAGGTGCAAGGTATTTGATTGAACTAATCTCTTCAATATCGTCTCCCATTGAAGCTTTGTTCGCAGTTTGTATTACTGAGATACCTGATGTTATTGATAATCCCCGATCATCTTCTAAAATTCCAATAAATGAGAAATTCTTAGCATCATTTCCAGCTCTTCCATTTGAAACAATATAACTTACATTTACAATCGCTCCAGAAGGCGGTTTTTTACCTAAAATTCCATCTCCAAATAAAATTTCATAGTGTTCATCTTCAATTTCTTGGATTAAGAACAGTTTTGACTCGGCATCCACTCTTAAAATGTTATCATAGAGTGTATAGATCTCAGATGTAGTAGAAGTAACGGTTACACGGATAGAATTTGTGTCAATATTTGCATTTGGAAGAATAAATCTTTGATTTGGCTGAGAATAATCAATCTGAAAACTTTTTTGAAGATAAACTCCTTCGTAAATATTCAAATTATTGAAAACAGCAACATTATTGTCACCAGCTGTAGCAACAAAGTCGTCTGGAATGGAAAAAATGTAAGATCCACCGACTTGATTACCCAATGCAACCTGTCCAGCCTTCAAAGTTACGATTCTTGTGTCGTTAGTTCCCAAGTCAACACTAAAATTGATGGTTGCCATTGCAGATCTGGCAGATCTTGGTACATAACCTATGTTTCTAGCAAGTGAAACTACATTTTCACGCAAAGTTGCACTGTCAAGGAAACATTCGTTAACCGCCATGTTAGTATTGTAAGCGGTTATGTAAGTATTGTAAGCTAAAAGATCAATCAAGGTCGAAAAGTTCGATCCTTCAAAGTCAAAATCAGCAAAATCACTGTTTACTCGAAGGTAATCTTTAATTTGTTGTCTTAGATCAGCGAAATCTAAGTTTGTAAACTGGTTGAAAGACATTATATTCTAGTTGATTGTAAGATGAAGTCTATTTGTTGTCGTGGAGCAGTGATTCCAACTATATCGTATCCGATTTCTATAATTAAAGAGTTACTATCCATTGGATATACCACTTTTACTTGAGTATTTGCAACTCTAGGTTCAAAGTTATCTAATAAAAGAACAATATCATCCTCTAATTCCATAGCTGCATCACTTCCAGCTATCTCAAACATCTGATCTTCAATCCTACTACCCAAAAGTGGGTTATAAAATCTTTCTCCGACCTTTGTTCTTACCAAATTCATTACAGAACGCTTGATTGCGTCCTCATCAACGAGGATAGCTACGTCATTAGTGACAGGATGCCTTGAAAAAGACAGGCTAATGTCTCTAAATCCTTTACTTGATGCTCTACTCTCATCGATACTGGCCATTTTTAGCAATTCCTAAATTTATCTAGCTCTTGTTCTATCAATTCTTGCTGTCTTTTTTTATCATTAGCGTCATCACCAACGACTTCACGCAGAATTGTATCATCTTTCTCTGGTTTTTCTATAAAACCATCGTCAGGAACGCTAAATTGTGTGTTTTTTAGCTTCATTTTAGACAATATTATTATCATTATGTATTTAGACACAAAAAAAGACCCTTTTGAAGGGTCTTGAAACTAATTTTTGTGTATTTCTAACCAGCAGCTAATGGAGATTGCTTATCATTTGTGTTTGCAGCAGCTTTTTTGCGTGCTTGAGCGCTCACATCATACTGTCCTTTAACACTTCCACTAGCGAAACCAGCACTTACTACGTTATGGGGTGCTAATTTTGGATCTGAATCTGCCATCTTTTAACCTTTTTCTTTTTATTTATCAATCTGAGCTCGTAATCGGTCTGGAGAGATACCTTCTTCAAGGTAAAACTCCAATCTGACTTGTGCCTGTTCCTTAGTAAGACCTACATCTAACTTAGGATCGTTGACACACCAGCCAGAAGTTCCCAATTCTACTACTTTGTACTTAACATCCATTAGATTATCCTTGTTTTTTCGTGACCAACACGGATTTTAGGATCACACCAGATCTCCATACCCGCTTCTTTTGCATCTAAACAGAAAGATACGTCTTCTCCACACATATCTTGGACTTCTCCTGAGTCAAAGACTTGCATTTTTGGTGCGAACCAAGGATATTTCATCTCTTTATGCTCAAATACACCATGTTTGATGAGTAACCAACCAAATCCAGTGTAGTCAACAGTGAAAGGCTTGCGTCTACGAGAGATAGATTCGATAGTTTCGTGATTCATCACTCCACCATTCTTTGCAAAGTCCTCTTCTTCTAACCAATGTGCCACTGAAGTGGTCTTTCCATCCTCTGTACAGTACCAACCAGCTGCAATATCCTTTTGCATCCATACTAAACGATAAAACTTCTCTGTATCAAATACGATATCTGAGTCAATCCATAGTTGGTAGTCATATTTTAGTTTACCATCCCAAGGAATCTGGTCTGGGCCTCTTAATACGTTTGCACCAAGGCACTTGCATCTTGCAAAGTTAACCATTGATGAGTAATCTTGTGAGATTTGGATACTCGATCCATTCTGTACAAGGTCAAAGCATAGTTGAACGAAGTTCTTTAAGAAAATATAAGATACTCCTCTACCTGGCAGACAGAAAACTATTGCTTTACCTTTTGCTAATGCTTTCGCTTCCTCTAGATTAAAATCGTCTTCGACCTTTTTAGTCTTCGGAGCTTTTGCTTTTACTGTAAATCCTTTTGCCATAACATGTAATCAGTACATAGTAAGTATAACACCGATCAATCAATCTGTCCAGTGTCTTATTATATAGTCAAGAAATTAGAGGAACTCCTGACTATTACAGGGGCCTAGTAACATTCCATGATCATTTATTTCTTTCAAAGCCATACTGTTGATTGCGATGTCGCCAGCAACAGATATCCTCTTTTCGTCTGTCAAGAAGTGGGGGTAAACCGCATGATAGCAGTCACTTGGAAAGATTAGTAGATGTCCCTCGTTATATTGTTTCTCTAGTTTCCAGTTAACCTTACGAGTTTTGCCTATGATGTCATTATAGGTAAGTATGAAGTCGCCTGCCTCTGGGTGCATGGTATTCATAACTTTTTGTTCTACTTCTGCAACTGAAGGTATCTTCAACCATGCTACAAAAGAGAACACTGCATCATGATTGTGTAATGAATGATATTCTCCTACTCCTGTCTTATTGACCCAGAACTTCTGAAAGGTAAGGTCGTGTATATGAGTTGTTTTAAGTTTATGTGGGAAGCCCCACTCTTTAACGTATTCTTTTACTGCTTCATTTAAAACTTCTTTTTGGAACCTATTATTATCATCTATCAACATCCATTGTTGATGTGATTCTTTTGGCTCATACTTCTCGATTAATGAATATAGAAAATCCGTATGATTCTTCTCCAGTGTCACATCTAGAAAACCATAGTTAGGTGGATTGATTTTTTTAATTTTCATTTTTAATCACCTTTATCTCTTCTTTACGAAGTTCATCATCAGGGTAGTGTTTGAAATACTCGGTTATATATTCTAGCTTATGTTTAATGTCAGTATCTGGAATTGATTCCATGATAAGGTTGTCGCCAATATAAACGTTAAACGTACTCATCTTCCCATTCTGCCAACAAGTCTTCTAAGTCTTTGCGAATGTCGGGATGATACATTAAGTGATTGTCGTTTTCGAGGCGGAACTGAATTGATTCGTATAGTAATTCTATTGTCCCTGCATCGAGATCAATTTGCATTGTTTCTTGTAAGTTCATTATGTTTCTATCTATACAAAAGTGTTTTTCACTTTAACGGTGTTCCAATCTGATCATGAGGAGCTAAACTTGATAAAGTTATATCTCCAGCTACTGCAACCCGATAGTCAGTTGATGAATAATGGGGGTATACAATATGATTTATACTGCTTGGGAAAACAAGTATCGTTCCCTCCATTTCTGGTGTCAGTATGAAATTCTTCTTTTGTATTCTTCCAGTTGTATCTGTATACACTAAACAGAAGTCTCCTGCTTCTGGTCGAAATCCTGGCTGTTGACTTCTTTCTTTGTTTCCATCAAAAGGTATCTTCAACCAGACTACAAACGTAAACACACTTTGATGATCGTGTATGCTTTGATAGTCACCATCTAAAGATATTCTTGCCCAGAAGCGATTCATACAGAAGTCGTGACTATGAGTAGTATTCGTTAGAAACGGCACCCCATAGGTATTCATATACTCTTGACAGTATTGCATCAATACGTTACTAGAAAAGTAGTTATCTTTATCTTCTAATTGCTTTTGAACAGATACTTTCATTCCGTAGTTCTTCTCTGTTAAAGCATCGAGATCTCCAATCAAGCTCCAGAGGTACTCACGTTCGGATTTTTTTAGAACTCCTTCAACGTATCCATGATTCGGTAGGTGCTTACATTCCATCTAACTTCTCTCGATATCTTCTACGCCCATAAACGACCTTCTCCATTTGTTGATTGTTATAACGGTTGTAGTAACCCTTACTCTCCAGAACCCTCGATGCGTCGTCTAAAAAAGAAATTTTTTGAATCATAACAATGGTAAACACATGGTCATACTTAAACACGAGCCATAGACCCTGTGCTTTCTTATTTAAAAAGGTATTAATTGCATCAACTCCTCCACCCAGTATCTGATCATCTATATGCTGATTGTTCGTTGCAGCAGCCACAAGTACGACATCATAATCGCCATTGAACTTATCACACTCCTCTGACACTGCTTCCCAGAAGTCATATGCAGAGTGATAGTCATGTACCTTTCTATATCTGTGAGTGGCTTTCTTTGCATAAGGACATCTAGATACCCCACTCTCGGTAGGTTCCTGTAAATGATCAATCCATCCTTTAGTATAGTGTTCCAAATGATCAAGTGAGTGCATTAATAACTTTGCTCCTCCAACTTACACTCATCCCCAATACAAGAAACAAACGACACACTATCTGTATGATACGAACGATATATCTTCGCCCATATCAAATCAAACTCTTCTTCATTCAAGTTCTTAAACAAACACTTATCCTCGAAATAAATGTGATAAGACTTTACTCCTTTATCCGCTGTGGTACTTGAATAGTCCATGAACCTCCTTTTAAATCTACCATCTTAAACTTCTTTTTATTACGCTCAATCTCCAACAACCAACTATCATTCATAATACTACCATACTCAACAGGATTCATGCCCTTAAAGTCAAGTATTGCAGTATCAATCATATGAAATAGAGTATCCCAAGTTAAGGTATGCTGTAATGCAGACGCTAACTGTTCAACATCATACTCACTGAGCTCCTGATTGATAACCTGAGAGCGGATTTCTACCAACTCACTTAAATCAATCACTATCCTATTATTCTTATATATCGCCATAATGACCTCTTTACAATTCCTTAATCAAAACTTATACCTTCCTCATCAGGAAGATCAAGTAGTTTCTCTTCAACCCAATGCTCTTTATTATCAATACCAGCTGCTTCCACATATGCCATGATATGTCTATCCACTTGCTTGTAGATTGGATGTAAGTCTATATCCATTCTTACATCATGGGCTATCTCTGCCACTTGCTTCTCAGTTAAACAATGATCAGGATGAAGAAGATCACAACAAGGGATCCTCTTCTCAATCAACTGATTAATGTTTATACGAATCTCATAGTCGTTATAAACCGCCATTAAAAGAACCTTCCTTTAGTTCCATAGTTTACGATACCGATTGCTGAACCTATACAAAAGGTCATCAATACAAGTGTTAATACAACTCCTTCAATCATGTGCTTTACTGTTTGTTTACTCCTTAAGTATAACACAACCTCTGCCTAGAGTCAACCTACTGGGGCATTTTTTATATCCAAAATTTTTTTGAATACGAATAATATATAGCTCTCGATTTTGGTTCGTTGTAGGTTAGGGACTTATCGGTTTTTATAACACGGAACATAATAAACAAAACAACTGGCTAAAGTGTGAGTATAGCCAGCTGTGTCCTTACCCTAGAATTCATCTAGGGCTACATCATTCATTTCAAACCAGTCTAAGTTAACCTTAAGTGCATTAATTAAGTCAGGTGAGTCTACTTTATATTCTAGACTCTGTATAAGGTCGTAAAGTTTAATATT